TTTGTCCTGTACTGGTGGCTTATCTTCCATTACATTTAAGCCGGTACTTCTTTTAAGCATCTGTACAATACTTTTACCGCTTGCTTTAGGCTCTACATAAATACGGCTTCTATTAGTATAACCGTTCATCATTGCAAAGTTTTCTATTTCTTTAATAAGCTCAGGAAACTCTAATCTAACAGCTCTAACTTCTCTTATGTATAAATCATTGTTATCAAATGCAGCACAAAGCATTGCAGTTGCATCATTCTCTTGCTTATTAGTGTAAGCAGTATCTAAATAGAAATCCCATTTAAGGTCTGAGGCTCTTAAATTATTAGGTAACTCTTTAATAATATTAAACCATTCACCTTTGAAGATACCTCCTTCACTTGGTGATGGTATCTGTGAATACTGACCACTATACCCATAACTCCCTAAGCCTAATTTAAAGCTTTCTAAGGTTGTTCTTGATAACCTTTGAGGAAACAATAAACCATCTACATAGTTATTCTTTAACTCCTTTGGTCTTACTATATCAGATACTTCAGCTGGCATACAAATGTATTCCCAATTATGAGGCTCTTTATCTAATAGCATTCCTGTTAAATCATTTTCATGTAATCTTTGCATGATAACAATAAATACACCTATATCAGGATTGTTTAAACGGCTTCTTAGTGTTTCATTAAAGAATCTATTTGCGTTATCTCTTTCAATATCTGACCTTGCTAGTTGTGGGTTTTGAGGGTCATCAATAACAATAATATCAGCACCCATACCCGTAACCGTTCCACCTGTTGATGTACTGTATCTTAAACCGCTGTTAGTGGTTGTATATCTTGATTTAGTGTTTTCGTCTTTAGAAAGTTTAACATCAGGGAAATGGTTTATAAACCAATCAGACTCTATCAGCCTTCTTGATTGGGTGCTTAATGTTATTGATAAGCTTGCAGAATAAGATGAGCTAATAAACTGAATTGAGTCTTTAAGAATCCAACAATAAACAGAAAAGAAAACATTTACTAATTCACTCTTTAAAGTTCTTGGAGGTACATTTATTAATAGATGTTTGTTTCTTGGCTTTCCTTCTACTATCCTATAAGCTTCATCTTGTAATCTTTTACATAAATATTTAATATGCCAATTAGGTGTAAGCTCTTGACCGTTATGGATAGTTTTAAAAGCATCTAATACAAATGAATAAAAAGAAATACGATATAAACTAGATTCAGCTTTTATAAGTTCTAAGCCGTCTATCTCTGATTCAATCTCTTTTATCTCTAAGCTGTTTAATAATATCTTTGAGGGTTGATTCATCTAATTTGCTATAATCTATTTTTGTTTTTATTTCTCCCTTATGCGTATTTAGATTCTCATTTAATACCTTTTCATAGTACCCTCTATTCTTACCTTTAGTTTTTAAATAGAATATTGTAGACGAAGGGTTACCATCTTTAATCTGTTTATGTAATTGACTTTCTGCAAAATCTAAAACAATATTACTCATGTCATCACATTCTTTTTTAAACTCCTCATCAGTATTATAATATTCATAATAAGTAGAACGATGTACACCAGCAATTTTACAAGCAGTTGTTACTATTCCTAAAGACTTTTCTAAAGCTTCTAGTATTTTCTTTTTATTGTGTCGGATTTTGTTCTCTTTACTCATTATTTAAACTCCTTTAATTGGTGATTTAATAACTGGATTAATATCAAAATATTTTTGTTTTTTATCACTTTTTTTATCTCTGGTTACTATTTTTTCACCCCATTTTTTTTGCAACAAATTAAATTGTTCTGCTTCTGTTATAACACTTCTATAACTGGCACAGCCTCCCTCTATTGTGTTTTGCTCACTGTTATAATGGTACATATTTAAACGCAATGTTTTTCTGAATTTATTTAACATTTGTAAACTCAAATCATAATCCTCTTTTAGGGGTATTCTTTCGTCATATCTTAAATCATGCATAACATGCCCATTAAAAGGTCCTAAAATCATTGCATTAGTGCTAATTGGGGTGTATTCTCTATAACTCCCTTTGTCAGAAATAATATTTAATCCCCATAATTTAGCACCTAAATCCTCACATAATAAAAAACCCTTTTCAATCATTTGATAAACCTCATCTTCATTTAATTTTTTTAGTAGATTACCCTCAAAACATCCTATGCTTTTAAAATCATCATCAACCATTATTAACTTTTCATCTACATTTAAAAAATTATCTAAAATATAATTCCTTACTCTTGATATATTACCTTGTATTTTGTTAGGTATAATTATTACTTTATCATGTATGGCTTTATAATCTTTAGCTTCATTTTCTGCAACCACATAAAAAACATCTTTAATATATTTATGTGTTTTACATATTTTTGCTCTTTTATAACTTGGACTGTAAATTTTAAAACTCATGATAAAATATCTTTTAAATATTCATTTCCTTTAATTACTCTTCCTATGCCTTCACTCCATTTTTTACCGTTTTGTCTTTTACTTGCAACGGTTTTTAATTTAAAATGCGTTTGAGCTTGTAACCAATCCATTTCGTTATCAAAAAATAAAACAACATAATTATTTTTTTCGTTTAAAAACTCACTAAACTCTATTTCTGTAACATCTTTTTCTAATTCCTCTTCTACATCATCAATAGTAATTAACTCATTATCATCAAAACCCCAGCTTATAAGCTCACTATCTTTAAAATGTTCAGATAGTAAATCAAAATCAAAATCACCTGTATTTTTATTTAGCCTTACATTTAATTCCTTTTCCTTTTCCAATGTTAAATCTAATTCTATACAAGGCATTTTTTTAAATCCTAATTCTCTTGCAATCATTGTTCTCTGATGACCTCCAATTATAATACCTTTTCTTTCTTTATTGATGTTTACCAAAACAGGGTCAACCAATCCAAATCTAGTAATACTATCTTTTATAGTTTTCTTTTGTTCTGGACTTAATTTTCTAGGATTATATTCAGCACCTATTAGGTCATCTATTTTCCATTGCTTTACTTCTAAATTATTATCTATCATGTTTGTTAATTTATCTTCTATATCTATCAGTTATTTCGTGATTAGGATTATTTTTTAAGCTTGTGTTAGTTTTTATTTCTACATCTATTTTATGAAGGAAGTATCTAGTAATACCGTCAAACTCTTTTCTAACAGCAACTATAAAAATATTGTTTTTATCAATTACTCTGTACGTGTAATCTTTATAATAAAATACGTCTTTAACTTTCAATTTACCTACTTCAATCATCAAAATATTCTTTAACAGATTCTTTAGAATATCCTAGTGCATTTGCTAACTGTTTACATAATTCAAAATAATCTGCTATTGTTAAATCAGGCTTATCTGCTTTTATAGATATCTTTTCTCCGTAGTGACTTACTGATATTTTAAATTTCTTACTCATAATCCTATTTAATAAATATAATAAAATTTAAAACAATTCATTAAGAGGTAATAATATTCCTTTTGATGTATCATTATCACCACCTTTTTTATCTCTATTAGTTTTTAAGTACTTTCTACATCTCTCTTTTAAAATTTTAGTTTCAATTAAGTGAAATGTATATCCAAAGCAAAAACAATAATAATCTGCTAAGCTTTTAGATATTCCAGAAGGTAAACCTCTACTTTCATATTCTACATAAACATTTTTGGTATCTAGTGCTTGTAAGTCATACTTAACCTCTATTGTTTTATTTGTAAATATATCTCCTAATTCATTTTCTTTAGTTTGACCTACTTTTAAATCATATTTAAAATCATTGTTAAATTTCATTATTAATCAAAGTATTGTTTTCTGAGTTTATCATTAAACTCTTTTGTTAATTGTTGAATTGTGTTAACCATGCTTATCTGCTCAGTTTTATACATTTCTTTTTCTATTGGTAGAATCTTTTTCTCCAGCTCCTGAACAAATTTATTACCATAATATTTGATTTGATTATTGTAAATATTTGTTTCTTTTAGGTCATCAATATCTTCTAGTAATGATATTCCATTTGCTAAAAATCTTAATCCAATTAACCTTATTTGTTTTTCCTTATTTTTCATTTTTTAACCTTTACAAATCATTTATTAATTTACTTGTTTTATCTCCAACATCTTTTCTCTCTGTGTAGTTCTTACCTCTTAATTTTATGTTTTCCTCTTGTAGTTTTTGTCTGCATCTCCTGATACTTTCTGTATGTGGAAGCTTACCCTCAGAGAATAATTGTAGAAAGTCTTTAGCACTCATATTGTTCATTTTGTCTTTCATTAAAAATGCAAAATAATTAGATATCAATCTAAAATCATCATCTCTAAGTAATGGATAATTTACCAATAAAAATTCTACTTTTTCCTTTATTGTTTTCATTTGTTCAAATAGCATAATCCTCAGTTTTATAATTTTCTAATAAACAATTAAAAGGCTCATAACCTTCTTCATCATAATCTCTTAAATCTCTGAAAGTTAATCTATAAAGCCTATGGTCATCTTGCTCTTCATCCCAAAACTCTAAAAGTATATCATGCCCCTCTGTTAATCCAAAAGCTCCTAACATATTAAATTTATTGTTTGGATGATTTTCAGTATAGGTGTTTGATAAATTAATTAATTATCATTACAAGTACCACAAGTAACATCTTCAATAAATGGAAAGGGTTTTTTTAATAATGATACTAACCCTAAATATTCAAATTGATTTAATTTTTTAAACTGTTTCATAATGTTTGTTTTTTTGTTGTTTTATGTTGTTAATTATTTTTATTTAATTGTTTTCTAATTCTTCGCACCATGCTTCTAAACCATTTGCATTCATTACCTGAATAAATTCATCAGCTTCACATTCGCAAAAGAACTTTATTTCTTCGCTTGTAGAAAATTGATGATGAACTTCATTTCTAAATTGGTCATTAATAATATCCCATGCTATTACTGCATCTCTTAAACTTGTATTAACTGTTATTAACTCTGCCTCTATACTCATAATGTTTGTTGTTTTATTGTTTGTATATTACAAATATAATATTAATTTTTTAATACAAAAAATATTTTAGTCATTTTTTTAAAACTTTAAAGATTGATTTAATAAGTTTAGCCGATAATTTACATCTCTTAGGTTTTTATTCTCTTCAATTAGTCTTTTGTTTTGTTCTTTAATTTCATTAGCCTCATCATAAACAGCATCAGCATAAAATTCAAGCTCTGCAACTGAATAAATAGCACTTTCTGTTAATGCTGCTAGTGGGTTATCAGTCATTTTTTTATCCTCAAAGTTTTTAAATAATCTTCTTAACGCAATATCGTACGTTTCTAGCGACTCTTTTATCTCTTGGCATACATTACCACCAAAAATAGTTTTGGCTTCCTTAAACATCAGATAAATGGGCAATATGTCTATTTCTGGTTTGTTACTTAGCATAGTTTTGTTTTAAAATGGTAAATTATCAGCTTCATGAGCTCCATAGCTCATTCTGCTCATCTTTTGATGTTGTTCTGTTTTTGGTATTAAATCTAGTTGCTCTGGTTCTTTCTCATAAGTCTTTTGTAAAGGGTTAATATTATCGATTAAATAAGCACAGTGGTTAACCCATCTTAATTCTAATGGCTTATCTCTAGGGGTAACACATCCACCTGTGATAGTTTCTTTTACTTTTCTAACATGTAACTCTCCAATATTCCACCTTTCAGCGTGTTGAGTCATTCTGTGAATAGTCCAAAAATCATCGGCTCGATTGGCGAATTTCTGGCCACCTTCTGTATCGGCTTTTTCTGGAGAAGCGAGGTTTCCCTCATAGATGTGGTCTTTTGGGTATCTATTCCGAGCTGCTTGAGTTACTAAGTGAGCATTTACAAAAACATTAGTATTGTTTTGCTCTGCAAAGATTCTAAGATTCGCACAGATATCATAATCCTCTTGATGTTTATTAGATGTTTCTACCATCAAACTATTAAAAGGGTCTACTAAAAGCCCATCATGATGTTTTTTACTTGCTAGGTCAAGAATATCATAAGCTGTATATCTTTTGTTATTAGGTATAAATTCAAAGTAATCACTAATTTCATTTAGAGTATGCTGAAAACCTTTATCATCAATAGTATAATCTTTATCTAATCTTCTTCCAGTCCAGAAATTAAATATTTTGAATACTTGACTTCTAACAGTATTTTCAGAACTATAAATTAAATGCTTTTTACCATGAAGCTTAGACATGCATACAAAGTACCAGAGAAGCACATCTGTTTTCCCAACATTATCATGACCATTAACCATGTTAAACTGTCCTTGCTTCCATTTTATATGATTATCAAAAGTATCTACACCTATCCCTAAGCCTGTATCAACTTTGCCTAATCTAATTTCATCTAAGCCCTGAAGCTCGTGAAAAGGTTTTGAGTAATAATTTTCCATTGTTTTGTTTTCTGCTATCAAATTACTTACTTCCTGCTATCCATGGAGCTGCTAAATTTTGATTTGTTTCTTTAGGTTTAGATGTAGAGTTACACCAATTCCAGAACCATACAATAATATCTCCATATTGTTTGTTTTGAAACTGCTCAGAATCCTTTTTTATTTCTAAGAATCTAGTTAGATGTTTTGTTAGTACATCCTTGTTAGTTTTATAAATTATTTCATTTTGTTTATAATCTGTTTCTTTAAATCTTTCAATAACCTTTTTTATCTTATTATCTATATTATTATATTCTATTCTGTTATGTTCTGTTATCTTATGGTTTTGATTAGCTTTTAATTCGGTTTCGTTTAGGTTTAATTTAGGTTTTAATTCGGTTTTTATTTTCTTTGGTCTACCACCTTTTTTACCGTTTTCTTTCTTAGTATCCCATACTCCCATAACCCGACTTAATGCAGGTGAATAAAATCTATTTTTATCCTCAGCAAGTAAGTTAAATTTAATACAATTCTGATACCATTCTAAGAACTTTTCAGCATCCTTACAGCCTATTAAATCAGCAAGCATTTTTAAATCAAACTCATCAGAACTATGTGTATAAGTTGCAGAATCTCTTAAAATCTCCACCACATCCCAATAAACACCCTTCCCCCAATGACCGTAAATAAATGCTATTTTTCTTAGTTTTAATCCTCTACCAGCAGAGCTATCATGCCTGAACCAGTAACTATCTTTTTTATTTGACATTATTATTAAGTAGTTTTTTTATTTGTTTTAAATCATTGTTTAAATCTTCATCACCAGAAGCTAATAAACGTGTCACCCTATTCTTACCAGCAATAACAGAACTCACATTGCATTTAAAATATTTAGATACTTCATGATGCTCATAATCATAATAAAAGCATGCTAAATAAAAAAAAATTTTACGTGGGTATACAATATAAGCCAATCTACTTTTAAAAAAAAAATCTTTTTTGTCTAAATCAAAATAATTCATAATAATCATTCTTAAAAACTCTAGCTTTTGATATTGCATACCTCCTTAATTATTTTATTCTTTTCATTATTTTTAGCCTCTACATATTCATTGAATATATCTTTTACATTATCAATATGTTCTTTCATATTATCAATGTTATATTCAACTAAATCTTGTATGACTTTATATCCATTTAAAACAGTTGCATGGTCACGATTAACCCTCTTACCTATAAATTTTGTGCTGTTTTTAGTAAGGTTTCTACTTAGATAATAATAAATACCTCTAGCATTAACTAGATGCCGTAAACGGCTTTTAGAACAAAATTCTTTTTCAGTCATATCATAATAACTAAGGTACAGAATCTATTATTAATTCAATCTTTTGCTTATCATAAATACTAACATTATTTTTTTTAAAATAGTTTGTTACTTCATAAAAATTAAAGCCCTGCTCAAAAAGAGTAAAGGCTTTATAAAGGTCATTCTCAGAATATATCATTTGTTATAAATTTTTTAAGGCTCTAACACTATTAATGTTATCATCAATAGAATTGAAAGTGTCTTTTAGTTTGTTAATTGTTTGGAAGGCTAGAAGCTTTAAATCTTCTTGTTTAAAATTACCTTTTTTTAACTGGCTTTCAAAAGTACTTAATGAACTTGCAAAAATCAAGAAGTCATTTTCTAATTTATTTAACTCTTTCATGTTAATAACTTTTTTAGTTGTTTGTTTAATCTTATTAATCTTTCTTTCCTGCATTCTAAACTTTGTTTATATCCGATATAATTACCGTTAAAAATACCTAGCTTACAGAATTTAATTTGCTCTTTAATATACATTATATCAAATTGCTTTTTTTTCTCCTGATTCATTGAATCTTATTTTTTAAGACATCAATAAAATCATTGTAGTTATTTTTACCGTAATACTCATACAAGATAAATGCTACACTATCAGCAAGCTCTTTATGTGTTAGGTTCTCATCAACCTCATTGATGGCACTCACTAGCGTTTTAGTGAGTATCATCTGTTTTCTAAGGTTAATATGTGTTAGAGTATCATTAGCCTCTTTTAAGTCTTTAGATGTTTTAATATTCATTTTGTTTAGTTTTCTAATTGTTCTATAATATCCCATAAAGCTTCTGCTTTAGTTACGTATTCTGTTGCCTTTTTTTGGTAAAAGTTTCTCATAACACTCTCATCTTCTGGAGTTATTTTATAACTGTCTAATGCTTCTTGACACATATCAACATAAGTTTTATGCCTTGCTTTAATGTAGGTTTTGATTTCGAAATTTTCCATGTTGTTGTTTTTTAAATTGTTTTGTTTAAACAAATATAATATTAATTTTCTAATATAAAAGTATTAAGCAAAAAAAAAGGTAAAAAATTAATTTTACCCATTTTGTAGAACTAGATTATCTCCTTATTTTTATAGTGGTAATATACTAAATTTTACTCTAGGATTGTCTTTATCTAGATGTTTTTTTGCAACTATCTCTAAACATTTATTATCATTTTTGATAGCTCCAGACTTTTGCAAGCAATCTAAAACCACTTTTAAACTATTATCTAAATCAGGTCTACGACTATCATAATATACATCAATAATAAATTTGAAATTACCTTCTATTAAATCATATTTATATTCTGACATCTGTAACATAAAACTATTCTCATAGCTTTTAAGATGCTTTTGCTTACCTAAAGAGCATCTATTACCTAACCTTATAACTTTGTAGCAATTACTTTTAGATGGACAGTTACCCGTTATTGTGTACTCTTGAATCTTCATACTCTTTACGCAATATACTAATATCCTGTGTAATACTAGTTATTGCATCTCTCATAGTATCAAAGTAGCTTTTAACCTTTCTATAAAGTGCTTCTTTTTCTCCTTCATCTATCCTAAATTTATAGGCTCTTAGTTCTGCTTTTATCTCAGCTTTAGCACCAGAATCACCATCTTTCATAAATGTTAATTTACTTTCTGCTATATTTCTTTTTCTAAAATTATAGCCTTTATTATATTCATCTAAAGCAAAACCTACAACTTCGCTAAATCTAAAACAATAACCCACTAGTTTACGCTTTGCTTTAATAAGGTAATCAATATCACCATGACCAAAATCAGAAGAGGAGTACCAGCCTATGACCTTCTGTACTCCTCCTATTAACTCATCAATCTCTTTACTATCCATTAGAACGGTAAATCATCTTTAACACCACTTTCAACACTTGCAACTGGTATACCTTGAGAATTATCAGGCTTCCAAGTATTTATGGCAGCATAACCCTTACCGCTTTTACCTACCTTTAAATCTAAGTTTATCCATTCATCATTTTTACCTGATAACCATTTAATTAAATGAGCTCTCTTAAGTGATAAGCTACCTTTAACAAAATCTGGTGCATTCTCTCTAGGTAGTTTAAAAATTATTCCATCAGGAAATTCTAAATTGTTGTCCATAATTATAAAATTTAAGTTATTATTTTTCTTTTATTTTTCTGTTAAACTCTTCTTCTAGAGTTGGTATTTTATTTGCTTTTAAATAGGTTATAATAGTTTCAGCTTCTTCATACTTTAACTCAGTATCGAATAACATTCTTTCAACCTGTTCTTTTTCCTCTTGTGGTATGTATGACAAAGGTATTAAGCTTTCTATTATTGTAATTTGCCAATCCGTAGCGTTCTCAGTAGTGTTATCAAAACCCATTATTTTTGATTTTTAACAGCATTAGCAACCTCATCAGCAGAAGCTACTGAAGCATCAACACCAATTGCAAAATTAGCCAAAGCCCGACCCCATGCACTAGTTTCACAGTTTTCTACAAAACTAGTTTTATTGATGTATGAACTATCTGCCTTTTCCATTGCATAACCAGTTGCAACTAGCTCACCTTTTTCATTTAAGATAGAAGCCTTAAAACATATTTCTGCACTTTTCCATGCCCCTTTTATTTCTCCGTTATCATCCCATGTTAAGTACTCAGCTTGATTATGATATACTATATCAGTTATTAGCCGATAACCCGTAAAATGCTCTCTAAAGTATTTTATTCTTTCATTTACAGTTACATAAGCTTTACCTTTTATGTCTACTGTTTTAAGTGCTCTTTCTAATCCTGTTGCCATTGTTTGTTATTTATAGTTATTGTTAATTCTGCATCCTCATTAAAACTCTTAATACATTGTGATAGCTTTTTAGCTGTACTTATAAGGCTTTTCTTTTCCTGATGAACAACTACATTATCGTGTTTATTACTAAGCCTTTTAACTTGCCTAATGCTATCTGCTAGCTCTTTGTTTGACTTGTGAGAGTTCCTATGCAGAAACTCCCCTAAATTTACTTTTTCCATTGTGTGTAATTTAATTATTAATCTTTGTAAAGTTCATTCTCATCTATGTGATTCTTAATCTCATCTTCTAATAATAAATCTATTATTTGCTTATATTCTGAACTTACCTCACAGCTTTTATCATTGTTAGTTTTAAAACCATCAAAACCATAAGCATTATAAGTTAAATTATAAGTAGTAGATTCTGGAGTAGAATAATCACCTTCATCATGTAATACATTTTCAACTTCAAAATGAAACTCAAAATCTATAATAGTATGACAATCACCATCTATAATACAATCTAATTGACCTGTTAAATTATCAAAATTTAAATCTAACTCGTATTTCTCTTTGTTTTGTGTTGCTAAAGTTCTCATAATGTTTGTTTGTTTTGTTGTTTAGTATACTACAAATATAATAAATTTTTAATATACAACACAAAAAAACTAAACAAAATCTAATAAAATTTTAATATCATGAGGAGCTGCAGCTTTACCACCGAAATAAGGAAACAGATACTTTCCTAACCAATAACTTCTATGTGCTTTGATTTTTAACTTATTAAATTGTCCAATCTTAACAGAATCAAAATGCTTTTGAATCCTTACACCTTCAATATATTTGTAAGTATAAAGCTTTATATTATCTTTTTTAGGGCAATATCTCCAGCCTATTCTTACGCTGCTTCTATGATGCCATAAAGCACCAAAACCAACTAATTTATTAATCTGTTCTGTTAGTTGTAAATCATCAGAAACATATCTACAAGAGTCAGTAAATTTAAAAATAATGGTTATCTCTCTACATCTGAAGAAAGGTCTAAACCTGAAGCCTGAATAGTGCTTATTTTTTTTTATTGAATAGGCTTTGAATCCCCACATAAAGCATAATTAAAAGGTAAATAACTGCTAATATTGCAGGCACTAAAAATACCCATAATACTATTTCTGTATAAATTATAGAATCAATTACATAAGAGCCTAAAATTAATAACCAGAATACTAATATACTTACTATAATAATTGTTTTTTTGTTCATCTTTTTATTTTAAAATTAATAAAAAAAGCCATTAAAACGGCTTATAACATTTCATAACAGCAATTAAAAAAGCTGTTATTTAGATGTTATATTCTTTTGAGTATAATATCGGATAATATCATTGTTTTATATTTTTTTAAGTATAAAAATAAGTTATTCATTTACTTTGTTTTCTGCATATTCTTGCATAGCTCCTACTATCATGCTTAAATTATCCTTAGATAGCTTTTTAAACTCTTCTAAGCCTATGTAAGCTATTAATGTACCTTCGCACTCATCTATCTTCTGTTGCTCTTCTATCTCTTTTAAATGCTCATTGTATAATTCAGCTTTATCAAATGCTAAGTTTTCTGCGTGTTCTCTTTGGTATTTCTCTTGTAATCTACTCATGACGTTTGTTTTTAATATTAATATTTAGTTATAAAGAAGAGCCTAAATAAGCTTTTCTTTTTTTATTTTTAATTTAGTTACTTGTTTTAAATTAACAATTCTCCATCCGTTTTTTGTCATATCCCATACAGGTAATAAACCTTTTTCTATTGCATTATACTTCATGCCTTTACCGTTAGTATCTTTCTTTACGTGCAGTCTAGCTCTAGGCATTTTGCGTAATGTACCATCTTTTTTAATATATTCTACATTGAAAATAGTATGTTCTGCTGTTAATATTTGTTCTAATGTTTGTCTGAACTTTTCCATAATGTTGTTTGTTTTATTATTGTTTAAACAAATATAATAATAATTTTTTAATACAAAACTATGAAAGTAATATTTTTTTAATATTTATTTTTAGAGCAAAAAAAAGGAGGGGTAACAAATCCCTCCTACAAAACAAACAATAAGCCTCAGAAAAGGCTGGAAAAACCTTAATTAATATCTTTGAAAAGTTCTATAAATGTTTCCTCACTTATAACACCGCACAGTGCTAAGATACCTAAAACTATTATTATAGCAAGCACGATTTTTTTCTTACTTACCTTTACTTTTCCAATCTTTTCAATACCATCAACAGTATTTTTAATTACTTCTCCTTTCTTAAATAACCCTTTTGCTATATCTATAAACTTTTTCATCTATCCGCTTTTTTATAAACTGTTTTACCTCCTATTCTTTCTGCTATTAATATCTGATTTCTATTATTATCACTGTATGAAATATGAATCCATTTAGGCACATCATTAACAGGGTATTCTATAATTAACTGGTCAAACTCTATCTCATTTCTAAATGATAAATTAATAATCTCATCTAATAAAATAGCATTCTTTTCTTGTCCTCTAATCCATAACTCAATATCAGCAGCCTCACCTTTTACGTGTTGACTCTTAGAGCTACCTCCAATGGCTTTATTAAGCTCTTCACATCTATAACCACTAGTAACCCTTACGGGCATTTCTAAACTATCTCTAATAGGCTGTAAAACCTTTTTGCATAACTTAGTTAAATTATCAATAACCTCTTTAGATGGTGTATATTGCTCTTCAATACCTCTTCTTTTTGCGGTATTGCTTTTTAACATTTCTGATAAGCTAAAACTATTACTAAGCTTCATTATTTGTTGTTTAGTTGCTTTAAATATCCTTTTATTTCTCCAATGTCAGACGCTATATTTTTAATGTCATCCTCAACATCACTAATCTTATTCTCTAATTTAGTATAGTTTTCTTTCTCTTCAGCTTTAATAGCTTTTACATCTTTTTCTAATTGCACGATTAATAAAGTGTTTTTTTCGGTTTTATTATTGAATCTTATAAAAGCTGATAAAATACCTATAAATAATGCTATAAATTGAAGTAAGAACTCGACTGTTAAGAAATCCATTTTAAAAATATTTAATCTTCTTTAATAACTGCTTTTAGTGTGTTTATAGCTGTTGTTATTTGCTCAACATACATTCTAGCATCATTTCCAGTTAATCCTTTAGGTAAATCAGCTTTAAAAGCTAATTCACTTAATATGTTTAATGCTTGTTCTTTGTTCATTTTAATCTTCTTGTACTAGTTCAACATTTGAAATATCTAAACCAAAAGTATCTGCTATTATTTTCTTCTGGTCATCCTTATAACTTTGAAATCCCCAATTTGGAACATCAGCAATAGGATAAGTAAAATTAATTAATCTTTTACCATCTTTAGAAGCTTTGAAAAAATAATCACCATTTAGGTAATTATCTTCAGAATAGTAAATATTATATTCACAGTTTAACAGTCCATCACTTTCTACACTTGTAGCGTATGCAACCATCTTAATAATAGGATTTGATACACTAACACCGAAGTCAGCGGTTATGTCTCCTGTAATCTTGTAATATTCTTTGTTATTAATCATCGTTATTTATTAAACTATTTTTAAAGTTCCACCATCACTATAAATATCACCAGAAGCTAAACCAGTTGAGCTAGTTGGAATGCTTGACATATTTAGAGTACCACTATTTTTAAAATTAAACAATAAATACGGAGTTGAATCACCGTCATAAATTTGTAAAGCTGACGAAGTTGAAAGGGTGTTAGTTCCTTGAACAGTTAGCCTCCCCGTTGGTGTAGTTGTACCAATCCCGAAATTACCACTTCCTCCGAAATAACTATTTGCAC